ATGAGCAGAGTTGCAACTACTGAAGATGAAGTCAGAGAACAAGCGGGCAAGATATTAGGATTTGACGAAGTGGACCCCAGGAGTGCCCTAGCAGGCGTCGGTCAAATCACTACGCTGAAATCTCTGGGTTTCTCTGGAGCCGGGTCGTCTATGAGACCTGACGGGTGGTATCTTCCGCGAGATCGAGGTCTGGTCGCGCTAGCGGTGGAGACGAAGGCACGGGATAGTGTGCCTATAGACTCGCCTGCTCTCCGGTCTCAGGTCGAGAGCTACTGTGACGTCCTCCGGACTCGGTACGACTTAGTAATTGGCATTGTCTACGATGGCGAGCGCACACGCGCCTACGTCAATGGTCGCACGCTTGAAGTTTCCGAAGAACTGCAGTCGAAAGAGTATTATTTCGACAAACTCATGGAACGGCCCATCGATAAGGAGCGCATATATGAGCTGACAATGCGTATTAACAACTCGCTGCACGGTGATTTTGGTGTAAAGAACCTGTACCACCGGATGATCTTCACGGCGTGCGCTCTGGTGGCGCGACGGTATGATGCGGTCCTTGTGCGAGGCATGGACTACGCCGATTTCCACACCGGTATCCTGAATGCCTTGAACAAAGCGATTCGTAATGACAGGGAGCAGAACTCCAAGCTGCAGTTACTCTCCGATGTCTATTCCGAGATCAAGATGAACGTCTCGACCGATGATGACAATCCCAAGGCGATGCTGAGGTTAACAGACCTGATCGGCGACTTCATCGATTGGGTGACGGAGATTTCGGGCCTCATCAACTCCAGCGCTTGGGACGGAGAAGATGTCATGGCCATCTTTTTCAACGAGTTCAACCGCTATAAAAAGAAGAGTGAGTCAGGACAGATTTTCACTCCCGACCATGTCACAGGGTTCATGTATCGTCTGCTCGGTGTGAACAAGGATGACCGGGTTTTAGATGCGTGTGCTGGGTCAGGTTCCTTCCTGGTTAAGTCGATGAGCAACATGATGCGAGAGGCGGGTGGCGCCAATACAAACAAAGCCAGGCAGATTAAGCGCGAACAGCTCTACGGAATGGAGTTCGATCGTGAGATATTCGCACTGGCATGTGCCAATATGCTGATCCACAAGGATGGCAAGACTAACCTAGCCCACATGGATGCTCGTACCGAGAGCGCTAGCGACTGGATGAAGGCGACCAAGGCGACGAAGGTCCTCATGAACCCGCCGTATGAGACCAAGTTCGGTTGCATGAAGATCGTCGAAAACGTTCTAAATAGCGTCGAGCGCGGAACAGCATGCGGGTTCATCCTCCCGGACAAGAAGCTGGAGAAGACCTCTAAGGGTCAGATATCGCGCATCTTACGTAACCATCGCTTACTGAAGGTCGTGAAGATGCCAGAGAACCTGTTCTTCGGCGTGGGCGTGACCACCTCGATCTTCATTTTTGCGGCTGGAATTCCCCAGGATGGCAAGCCGTTCTTCGCAGTAAACATTGAAGAAGATGGCCTAGTGACTGTCAAGAACAAAGGCCGGCACGACGTGTATGGGAAATGGCAGGCTCTGGAGGACTACTGGGTCGACGCAATCGAACGCAACGACGACAGCAAATATGGCACCGGACAGTGGAATAGTCCGGACGCTTGCTTGAGCTGGCAGGCTCCAGTCAAGCCCTTTGAGCTGACGCAGGAGGATATCGCACGAACGGCCATGGACTACGTCATGTTCCAGCGCGGCGTTGACGGACGGGCTTTACGTGAGAAGTTGGGTTTCGTAGCGACGTATTCTGCGAGGGCGACTGAAGACGACACCAAAATCACCTTGGAGGTACCCAAGTGGACGTAATTGATACCTCGGGATGGAAGCAATTCAAGCTCGTTGACATCTTCACCATGAAGAACACTAAGAGCATCACAGCGGCATCATTAGTTCCCGATAGTGGTGACATCCCATACGTCACTGCTCAGGAGGGCAACAACGGAGTGCAAATGTATGTGGATTGTCCTCTCGAATGGCTCGATAGAGGGCGTTGCATTCTTATTGGCGGAAAAACTCTCGCTTTTTCCTATCAGGACAGGGATTTCTGCTCGAACGACAGCCATAACATTGCGTTATATACCAAGGATGAAGCGGGGCAATCCTTGAACGTGCAGTTGTTCTTAATTTCGACGCTGAAAGCATCCCTCTCCCCTTTATTCTCCTGGGGAGATTCAATCTCAATGCGCCGTGCGAAAGGGTTATCAGTCATGCTGCCAGCAACTGAAAACGGTAGCCCGAACTGGGTGCTAATGGAAAGCACCATGCGAGAGCACATGAAGCAGCAGGAGGGCGAACTCGACGCACTTATTGCTCTCGGGAGGGCAATCCCCTTGCAAATCGACACTTCCGAATGGGGTGAATTCATTGTACGAGAACTATTCAAAATCGAAAGGCCTAGGCCTCGATCCGTACAGAGCTACGAGCCGGGCGGGGTGCCATTCGTGGCATCAGGCGACTATGAAAACGGTGTGGTGGGGTACTGCACCCCGAAACCTGGCGAACATCTTGACGAAGGCAACTGCGTTACTGTTAGCCCGGTTGATGGGGGCACGACCTATCAAGCTTTGCCTTTCCTAGGTAGGGGTGGCGCTGGGTCTTCAATCTTCAAGTTATACAACCCTTCCATGAACGAATTATCTGGTCTGTTCATTGCAGCGGTCGTGCGGGCGAGGTTCTCTCAATTGTTTGGTTACTCGGATATGGGTAACGGGGAGAAAATAAAGGAGGCAGCGCTTCAGCTTCCCTCTGATGTAGATGGGCAACCTGATTGGGTTGCCATGGAACGAATAATGATCGAAGTCATCGACCAACAGAAGACCAAGCTGGACACATTTAGTGCAATAGTGCCTGTGAGCCATTCATGACACTCGGTAACGATATTCGCCGCCTTCGACGTGAGCAAGGCCTCACGCAGGAAGCACTGGCACAACGCTCAGACGTCTCTAGGCCCACGATCGCCCGTCTCGAGACGGGTAGCGCGGTGTCCACAGTCACCTTACTGAAGCTCGCGAAAGCGCTAGACTACAGGCTGGACTGGGCGCCCCGCAAGGAGGTGGTCACTCACAGCCCGAGCAGGCAGATGCGAGGCCAATGAATTAGGCGTAGAGAAAAGTATCCGGATATCTGCAACATAGGCATTGCTGAGGTGCGCGGCAGGATGCTCGACAAAGCCGGGTAGGACGTTGTAATAGTTACCGGTGTAGCGATTCTCCGCAAACACTTGGCCGATTACTGAAGCAGCCACCCGCTTCACAAGAGAACGGACTGCTCTACTCTGTAAGTTGCGCAGGCCCGACACTACCAGTTCGAGGCTTGACGGACGACGCCACGGAACGGCAAAGATTCTGGAAGTCGACACCTCCTGCAATTTTGGGGGAACATCGTACATACGAGAGAGACGGAGCGGTCTCGAAGCGAGGAGTGAAGTGGCGGAGATATTTCTCTACGCAGATGAGACGGGAAATCTCGACTATGAGGGCGAATCCAAACGAGGGGCCTCGACATATTTTGGTTTCGGCACTGCCACCTTCGATGGACAACACGCTGAAGCACTTTTCGGTGGAATGAAATTGCGAGCCGAGATCAGCTCCTCGGGGATAGAACTGGCCAAAGGCTTCCACGCAGTTGACGACAAGATCCAGACGAAGAACCGAGTGTTTCAACTTGTAGGCGAGCAGGCGCCGCGTTTCGACGCGACGTTCTTGTATAAAGCTGGGGCGTATCCTAGTGTCAAAGAACGGGGCCAAGAGTATCTATACAAAATGGCCTGGTACCTGCACATTAAAGAGGTGGCACTACACGTAGCCAACAAAAATGACACTTTATACGTGATCGCGGGAACTATGGGCACGGCTGCCCGCAGAACTGCGGCACGGTTGGCGCTGGCTGACGTCTGTAATCAAATCGATCGGGACATCAAGCTATGCGTGTGGGATGCAGCAACGTCGTGGGGCCTACAAGTTGCTGACTATGGCTTATGGGCCATGCAAAGGGTACTCGAAGGTAAAACCTGCTCATGGTACGAACCATGTGTCAAGCCTACAGTTGCGACAAATTTTCGCCCGTGGGGCCGAAAACCGTTTTAAAAGATTAGTGCCAGCTATCCGTGAGGAAGACTTCCCTGGGATGTCTTTTCGCTGGCACTTAACAGTCAACCGCAAACCTTCGGGTCGTGTCAATAGTTTGTCCGTGATGTACCTTACCGAGTCTCCGAATGCCGCTCGTAAAGACTGACCGACTCAAGAATGGTCGGCCCGTCCCGTACACTGGTCGCAAACCTGTTTGGAGGAACCCACCTTGAAACTCTGGAAGCTCGCCGCCCCAGCGCTCGCCGCGACCATGCTCGCGGGGTGCGGCGCATCCACCGGTTCACCGGCAGTTGCCGAAGTTGAACCGGTGGCGGTGCAAAGTGAAGTCGAGAGCGTACAGTCTCCCGAGTCATGGGCGTCCGAGAAATTCAATCAGTTCCTCGGCGTGCATGGGGCTAGAAGCTTGAACGCGCTTCAAGCGCCATACTCAGAAATCAGTGAGTGGTCTTCATCGGAAATCGGCACCTTAGAAGTCTCCATACCTGATGATGTCTACACCGCTCCCAGTGGATACGTGACGCTTACAGAGCTAGGTCTTATTGGCGATACCGTGATGATTGCGATCGGCAGTGATTTCGAAGACCTGGAAAAGGTCGTGGTTTCAACTGAAAGCGGAAGGGCGCACGAGGTAACTTCACGCTCCGATTATCCGTACTTGAACGACTAAGCCATCTTAAACGCGAAAAGTGCCCCACGCGATGTCGGAATCGCGTGGGGCACTTTCTCAGTTAGCGTCTGTTAGCGCTGCTTGTTGAGGAACGTCTGCAACTTGGCAACGTAGTCCGAGTGCGGGAAGTAGGTCACCTTCGGCAGGCCACCGCCGTAGGTCTTCTTCGTTCCGTCCGGCAGGGTGACAGTGAAGCCCCAGTTTACGTACTTGTCCAGGGTGCGGCGCAGCGCGTCCACGCTGTCCTTGCCGATCACTCCGTCAATGCCGTACTTGTAGGTGCCTTCTGCCTTGAGCCACTTCTGGATGGCAGTTCGGGTTCCGTGGCCTTCGCTGCCGTCGATCAGGTAGTTGCTCGGGTAGTATCCCTTACGCTTTGCCCAGGTCTGGAAAGCGGCGATGGTGCCCCGCCCCCAGTTGCCGTCCACGTACAGGGCCAGCTTCGGGTAGTCGCCGGGCTTGGTTGCGTATGCCATTTGTTTCTCTTTTCTCCCGTTTCCGGGCGTTGAAAAGCTCTCAGCGGTGTTGCTGAGGGCCGGTGTTTTCCCCGGGTGTTGGCCGGGGTGGTTTTTGGGGTGCGCAGTTGCGCCTAGTTGCCGCGAATCAGGTCATCGAATGCGTCGCCGGGGTTGTCGGTGCTAGTGTCGGCCACGTGCTTACCGGGCGTGTTCGACGGCACAAGGTAGCCGCCCAGGATGGCCAGCCCAGCGGAGAGCACGACACTGATCGCGGCTTCGATAGCCCCAGCGTCGATCCCTGCCTGGTTGAGCGCCCAGACGATGATGGCGGCGGTAGCTGCGCCGACACCGCCGCCGGTCGCGGATGCGGTAGTAACTTTGCCGATAGAGCGGTTTGCCATTGCTTTGTTCCAATCTGTGAGGGGAAATGAAAGGGTGCCGCCCGCGAGTAGTTGCGGACGGCACCAGGGAAGGCCGGGGGCTACTTGATCCCGCGGTTCGGCTTCGTGTTGAGGTAACGAATTTCGGCGTTCACGGTGAGCTTGCCGCGGTCGCCGTCGGCCTTGCCGTTGTAAAGCCGCTTTCCGTTATCGTCCTCGCGGTCGTAGAGGTAGCGCTGTAGAGCCTTGACCGACGCGGAACCGAAGTCACCGTCGAGCTTGAAGCGGCGGGTGTCGTAGTAGCCGCGACCCGTGCGGGGGTCGACGTGCTTGGACAGCCAGTGCTGTAGCGCCAGGCCCAGCTTCTTGTCTTCGTAGCCGATAGCGGCCATGAGCACGATCCATGCGTTGTGCGACTGCGTGGTGTGCTTGTCCGTGACCGGCAGGGGCTTGCCCGGCCATGCACCGGTGTCCAGCTTCGGCTTCGAGGGCTTGCTGTCTCCGGCGGGCTTCACGTTGCCCTTGCCGATTTCGTTCCAGGACTTCCCGTTGGCGGTTTCCCAGATGCCGGGGATCTGTAGAATCTTCGCGTCGCCCGGGCAGAGCTTCCCGGCTGCCTTCGAGTAGAGGATGCCGCCCGGCTTGTAGCTGATCGACAGGATGCCCTTGCGATCCGAGAAGTTGCCCTGAACGCCCAGCCGGTGCCACGACAGGCCGGAACTGTTGTCGTTGGTCTGGGTGTTCTTGGCGACCTGGTTCTTGATCTTGTGGGTGTCTCGCGCCCAAGCCCACAGCATCGCCAGGGCGATCAGCTGCGCGGCAGTCCACGGCTCACCGTCGGGATCGTGCACCCCGCCCTGCGTCTCGACACTGATCGTCGAATCGTTGCCGTTCATGTCAGACGCGGAACGATACTTGGTGTCGATGTACTGGTAGATCGTGCCGTCTTTTGCCACGTAGAAGTGGCTGCACGCGGCGTTCGAGTTCTTGAAGACGGAATGGATCGACTGAGCTTCCGAGACCGCCACGTGAAGATTCATGCGGCGGTATCGGGTGATCTTGACCTTGTTCCACTTCGGGATTAGCTGCTGTTCTGCAAATGGGCAGATAGCCATGAGTTGCCCCTTTCAGGCTGTTTTTGGGCATGAAAAAAGCCCCGGGCCGGTTGGCTCAGGGCAGACAAAGCTCACCGCATGGTGAGCTTTGGAAGTGGGAGGGCGGCTAGGCGTACATGGCCCATGTTCCGCAACGCTGGCAAGTGCGGACTCCGTTGCGAACAGGCCCCCACTTGTGACCCAATAATTTGCACCACGCGCTATTCCAGCCGTCGATTATTAAGTTCATTTGTTCCTTCCGCCACTGTTTCGCGGCATAAAAAAAAGACCCTTTCGGGTCGGGTCGGTAGCCGCTCGGTGGCGGCTATTCGAATAGATCGAGGATCGTGCGGGGCGGGTCAGGCGGCGGCGGGCCACCACCCTTGTAAATGTGGTCGATCAGGGCGCGGCAGTAGGCCCACAGCCCGATGTTTTGCTTCTCCGTCTTGTCCAGACGCGACTCCATTCGCCCGATCCGCTCTTTCTGCGAATCGCGTTCTTGTTCCTGCGTCTCCCGGTCAGACTTCATCTTGACGCCTAGGAACGTGAGCCAAGCCGTAATGACTGCGCCCACTAGGCCGATAAGTGCGAGGATGACCGGCTCAGTGAGCCATTCCTTCATCATGTCCTTTCCGCCTATTCGTCTAGGCGCTTAGTTTCAAGTGGCAGTTCGCCGCCTTCGAGCGCTTCCCACACGCGGACATCTTCTTGTCCGAGTGACCACATGGCGATGCCTTGCAGACCCCAGTCCAGTGATGCGCGTCCGCGCCAGTGGGTTAGCGTTGTCGAGTCCGTGAAATAGACGATGCTCGCGCCGTCGCGGTCGAGTAGCATCAGACGGCCCAACCACAGATCGTGATCGAGTAACCGAACTTTCACGCTCGCGGCTTGCCCGGTATGCACTGGAATGTCCTTCCAATGCGCGTAAACCCAGTCCAGGGCGATGCCGGTTTTCCGGGTTTCAGATTCCTCCACGTCGGTGTCTGGCCGGAACTGGTTCTTGTCGTTCCAGGTGACACCGGTGCGCTCGATCCGTCCGAGAACCTTCGTTTGCCCGTTCACGGTGACTTCGATAGCTTCGCGGGGCATGTACCACCACCCATCCCCTAGATAGGTGTGGTCGATCCAAACGGTGCCGGTCGCGGTGTAGCTGGTCGGCCCACCGGGTGGCGTGGTCTTGGCTTCCAGCACCAGGGGGATCGAGGTTTCAGCGTTCGAGAAATAGACTCGCGCCGAATTCTCCCGCACCCGCAACGCCAGCACGCACCGGCCAACCTGGGCGGCGGCACCGACTTGCTGGGCGCCAACGTTGGCGGTTTCCAGCACGGTGTTGCCCCGTAGTAGCCGCAGCTGACCCGTGTTGGTCAGGTCGGCGGTGATGCCCTGCGACGTGACTCCGAATCGGCCAGCCGTGGCGAACTGGAAGCGTGCCAGCGCGTACAGCGATTGCTTGCCGAAGTCGTTCGCGAACCGAAGTTCACCACTCCCCCGATACTGTTTGTAGCTTTCGGTGATTTCCTTGAACGCCCATGACCCCGACGGCTTGTTGTAGACCGTGTTCAGCTGCTGGGTGCTGGTGGCGTAATCGTCGATGATCGTCGCGGCCACCGGGTCGCGCTGAATGAACTCAGTCGTGAGCGTGTAACCGACCTTCGGGGAAACCACGTCGCCGTTCGACGCGACCACCGGTTCAGGGATCAGCTCATAATCGATCCGGCTGTTCCCTACCGAGTTATCGGCGATGCTCCACTGCGGCACCCCTGCGGGTAGGCCGTACCGAACCGCGTATTGCCGGTTCTGGAAGATACCCGCGAACACGCCTTGCGACTCCGCCCACGCGTGCGATTCTTTCCAGTCGTACACGTCGAGGAACCCCCACGCGCTCATGCTGGATTTGTCTCGGTAGGCCAGCCAGCCGATCGCGTGGTGGGTGCCAGTGTCTGACCATGGGCGCGCACCTGTGAAGTACTGCCAAGCACTGTAGTAGGTGCCGCTGATTCCTCGGCGTAGTGCGCCCCAGGATTCTGGGTAGTCGTGGATCGACCAGAAATAGGCGTAGAGCGGTAGCCCCATACTGATTTTTGAGGGGGTGATCTGTGATGCGGCCCAGTCGTAGACTTCTTCCAACCAGAACCCTGGGGAGACCGGGCCGGGCGCGCTGCCGGACCAGGCGAAGTCGTAGGACATGATGGAAACGTGGTCGAGGATTTGGCCCAGCTGCTTATATCGCACCCAGTTTTCACCACCCACGGAACCGGTGGCTGTGAGTGCTGGAAGCGCGCCTGATGCCTTCTTACCGAGGGTGTGCGCCCGGTTGGCGACCACTCGAAACACTTCTTCCGAGTCCTCCGAACGGTGATCCCCACCTGACTCCATGTCAAGGTCGACCCCATACAGCCAGGGGTAGGCGTCGAACATCTTGGATTGCACTTCGTCGGCCAACCGGTTGCGGGCGGTCGCGCTGTTGCGTAGCGCTTCAAAGATCGCGAACGGCCCGTCGTTGGGGTCATCCATGTTTCGGAAGCACCCCCACCAGCGGATGTGCGGCCATTTCTCACGGTAGGGGTCGAGTTGGGTCGGGTCGAACGTTTGGGTCAGTGCCCCGTTGGCGGCGACTCCCCACCCGAAAATGCTGATGTCGGTGATCCGGTCGCCGTACTCGTCGAGAACCATCTTGATGCGTTCTGTCCAGGACAGCCCGACCCATGCCCATACGTTCGCCATGCCGTTACGTCCTTTCGTGCCATGCAAGGCGCAGATGCACGCGCCCGTCGATAGCGTTTCGCAGGTGGAGGTCTGACCGTTCGGTGATGATTGGGGCCAGCCCGTAACCGTGTGTGGCGGTGTGGTTTGGCCCGTCGGCTATCGCGTCACCGTTGAGCTTCCCGAACCGGTAGGAACCTATGCGGGTGTTGCCTTTGGCGTTGCGGACGTTGAGACGGACAGGTGCGGCTTTGTCGCTGTTGGACAGGGCTACGACTTCCAGCCCCGGGTTCACTACGCCGTTCCGGTACTGGGGTCGGCCTTGTGTGGTTCCCGCTTCCCGTGGGTTCGGTACGATGCCGGTTGCTTGTTCCCCGGGCTGTAGTTGAACGTCGGTGATGATGACGGCGGCGCTGGTGGGCACGTCTTTCGCGGTGATCTTGAGCTTGATCGACCGAACCGGCTTGTCGACGTAGAGCGGCTGCTGAAGGCGCACGGGATCACCCCTTAGACTGTCGGTAATTCACACAACGGAGATTGGAGAACGGCATGAACGTCAACAGCTTTTGGGAGGATGGAAAACTCACCATCCAGCAGATCGAATACTCCGACGAAAACGCCGACCGGCGGGTCGTACAGGAAATGACGGCTTCGAGTGAGGAATGGCTAGATATCGCCGTTACAGCCCTGTCCTTCATGCCCGGCAAGCCCAACGACGATGCAACAGGATACGCATTAGGCCCCGTAGGAATCGACCCTGACATGATTGGGGCACTGATCACAGAGAAGCTACGGAACATTCGACCCTTCAACTAGCTCGCCCTGCACAGACACCGGGATATCCAGCATGGAATGAACTGCGTTCGTTGCTCGGAACGGCTATTATTCGGGCATGACCAATTACAAACGGGGCGATTCCTTCGCCATCACCGATCTAGCCGCTTCCGACAATGACTGCCCAGCGAGTTCTGAACAAAATGGCTTCCAAGCCTTCTGCAATCTGGAAGCTGGGCACCCTGGCCAACACGTCGCGGCAGATGCCAACCTCGTTGTTGTTGAGGTCTGGTAGGTAAAGAGTAGAGCGGCTGCCCCGGGCTAGTACCCGGGTCAGCCGCTCGCTCACCCCGCGTCTGCAAAGACCACATCTAGTACTTGGTAACGCACACCCTTAGATGTATCCGAAGCTACTAGATACAAATCCCCGTTGGGGCGAATCCATGAGTTGCTCGGTTCACCGCCCGCTTTCAAAGGAATTTGAACCTCGTAGCCAGGTGCTAGTTCTTTAGGCAAAGTTAGAACGACACCTCCAGACGAAGCGGCGGGCGAATTCACGCGGTCAACTTGGCCGCGGATAAATATCGCCCCTCCGATACGGCGCGCAGCGGGCGTGTATGTTGTTCCGGCCCGGGCCGTGTACCCCTGATTTAGCGTTAGAGAGACCCAGCCAGTATCACTGGGTGATAATGCTTGCTTTGTTTCGGGCGAGAGCTTTGCCGGAGTTACCGACTCATCGATCAGGTGGTTTGTGCCGAGAACCGGAATTCGTGCCGGGTCGAAAACACCCGACTTTATCTCGCCTGCGCCGTGACTATGAGCAGTGGGCGGGAACTCCGTCGGCTTGCCCGCAATATCCTTCCAGAGATGCGTGTGCGTCTCCGGCGGAAAGACCACCGGCTTTCCCTCGATGTCATCCCAAAACACAAGATCACCCCCTGGAGAAGTATTCAGGAACGTCATACCGGCAGACCACGGCAATTCGGTGGTGTGCGGAAGCCAGCCCGAAACAGCGGCACCCGGCTGCAACATCAAGTCAGTAACATCGACCGATACCCCAGCCGGAAGCCCCCGCACCTTCACCCGAAGCCTGATCTTCGCCGGTCGCCCGTTGACGCGTAGAACGCCCTGCATCGCGCCCCCTAAGACAACTCAAGTTCGATAGTCTCGCTAGACCCGTCCTCGTACGTCACCACAGCTTCCGCCCTCAGATCAGGCACATACCCAGCCGGGCCGGTATCCCGCATATCAAAACTGAACGCGAACGCCCTCCGATTATCAGCAGCCACCGTCTGCTCGATATACCGTTCACCCGGGCCACTAAACCGAACCGCGTTATCACCGGTGCCGTCACCGTCAACAACCTCGGCCCCGAAATTCGCCCAATGCGCCAGCCCGTTATCGAACCGGCCATTCAACAGCAGATTGAACGGCACCAGATCGAACGTGCCAACGCCCGCGCCAGTATCCAGAACGCCAGCATCTACCGATTCCGACGAACTCAATTCACGCAGCTTCGCGCTCAACGTGATTTTCGAAGCCCAGGGCCGCAACACGTCGTATTCCAGCCGCACGATCCGCTGAGTGTCCGCGATCCCTACTTCATGATCGACAACGGTCACACGGTCGCCAACGTCGAACCGGTCATAGTTCGCGTCACTGCGCGCCGATAGATCGTTGACCGTCACCTCATAGGAAACGTCAGGCTTCGAACGATTAGCCAACGTGGCCTGAGCCATCGAGAGCATCGTGTAAGGCGACGTGCCAGACTTGAAGTCATAGACCGCGCTTCGAACCTCGTTCGTATACTCGAAATTCTCGATGTACGGAACCCCGCCGTTCACCCCGGCGATCGTCAAACCGTCGGCATTGCGGGCATAGATCCGAGTGACCAGGGAAGTCGTGTCGACTACCTTCTTCGCATCCGTCAGCCCCTTGCCGTAGAAGAACCCAACACCGTTATCGCGGCCCGACTGCACCACCAGCGACACGGTTTTAGCGTCGTTGTCGAACACCAGATCGCCGCCGTGGTTGGACTGCACTTCACGAAGCAACGCCAGCGGGTTCGTGTCCTCGATTTCGTAGGTGCGCAGCGTGGTGACGTTAGCGACCCCGACCTTCCAGCCGGTGCCCGCCAGCGCCTTAGCCATGACGTCGCCCGCGGCCACCTGAACGAACTCTTGTGCGTCGATCTGCCCGGCGGTCGCCAGATCGTAAAACCGGGCTTCCGCGTAAACCACGATGAACACTTGCCGACCCGACCGCTCCGTGGCCACACGACGAATCGTGTAAGTTTCGTCAGCGACTTCGACCCGGCGTTCATTGATCAGCAAACCCGCGTGCTTGTGAGTCGACGGAACCGCGAACTCAAACTTTTCTTCACCGTTGGTTTCCTTCGTCACCACGGCATCGGTCGCGTTAATGATGACCGCTTCCGGCTCGCTCTCACCCCACACCACGATCGGCGCGTGCGGGTACTTAGGCGGCTCCCCAGGCTCCCACTCGCGGGCCTTCACGGACACATCGAACGAACGGGCAACGCTCCGGTCCAGTTCGTCCGTGAGCGTCACGGTCACTTGCCCTGCACCGATTTCGAACCCAGAAACGACGCTGAGGGTCGAACCGGTGATAGTCGCGTTCACAACCCCAGGCGCGTCCACAGTCCACTTCGGGGAACCCGAGACGGTGAACGTCAAAGGCACGTTCACCACTTCGCCCTGCATCATCTCAACGTCAGCCAGTGCCGCCAGCGTCGGCGGCGGGTCGATCGGCTCCGTGATCGAGATGCCAGTGAACGACTCCCCCGCCTTGAGCGGAATATCCCAACGCAACAACCCCGTGAACGAATCAGGCAGCTGCGCGCCAGTCGACCACGAATCACCGTCATTCGTAGACCACCGCGGCACTGCCCCGGACGGTGCCCCCTGCACGATCGGGCGCTTCTGCCACGCCACAGACTCGGCACCAGTCGAAAACGTAGCCGCCGAAACAGCCTTCACACTCGATTCGGTAACCGTGAACTTGTCAGCGTTCGCGCTGGACTGCGCATCGGCATACAGACCGTTCGCCATAGCGTCGATGAAGCCCTGCAGGTCGAACCCGGCGCCCGGGTGAGCTACCAACGCTTCGTCGAAAACGCCCGCCGTCCAATAGTTCGCGGTCTGCAACCCGAACACGTCAAGGTCAGCGGTCGACGCCTTATTCGGTGCCGCAGACAGCGACCGAACCGGCCCCGCCCACGTCGCTTTCGTCTCCGCGTCCACGCTGAACATCTGCGAAGTCAGGCCGTCATAATCAACGATCATGCCAACGAACTGCCACGCCTTAGTTTGCACCCAGGGATGATCCTCGTACTGGTCAAGCACCAGCCCGCCCGAAGCGTTATACACCTGATGGCGGATACGCCCCGAACTGGAAGTCGACAAGTACACGACAGGCGACGAACCGCCACGCGTGGACAGCAGCGGGGAAAAGCCCATCACATAGTTCTGCTTCACCCACAAGCCGATCAGCAGCTTGCCGGAAGACGGCCACAAACCCGAGAAGTGCGGAAGCTTGAAGCGGCCCTTGTCGGTGGCCGGGTTCACGAGGTTCAACCCCATCTGCAAACCCCACTGGCCCTTCGCGTACCCGTCCAGCGAACCGCCCGGCACGCGCTCCCACAACCGGGAAGGGGTAACCCCATCCTTGTAGTAAACGCCGGTGTCAGGGGTGACGCGTTGCAACGCGACCGGGTTCAGGCCAGGGAACGAAGTAGGGATTTCCCCCGACCAGGCGAAACGATCAGACCACACAGCAACCTCCTAAATGCGGCGGGCGTTCGGGTAGAAACGAATCTTGCCCGAAGCACCCGTAACGCTCACAGTCACAGACTCGCCCGGGTTCAACACCGGGCGCTCGAAATGAGAGAGCTTTGAAACAATCGACGCTTGTCGCGCCCCCGCCGCATTCGTGCGATAGAACTCGAAATTCTCATAGTCCAAATCAGCGCGATGCCCCGACGGGAAGCCCGCCGAAACCTTCACACTGAAATCCCCGATCTTCACCACGAAATCAGCGGCACTAGCAGCCGAAGTCGCGTCGAAAGTGATCCGCGGGAACGACGCAGTATTACCGGCAGTCAACGTGAAACTAGTCGAACCGGTGAACTCCACAACCTGCGGTTCAGCCTTGCGCGCTTCCGGCGGGCCGACCGTTTCAAACACCACTTCGGCGCGAAGGCTAAACCCAATGTCACGCCCCCACGCCAGCCGCTCCCAGTCAACACCGGAAGCAACCACGACTTCGGGAAAAACCCAGTCCTTCTCAAACTCCACGACCAACGATCGGGCACCCCGCGAAGGGTCGAGCAGCCCAACGAAATTATCGCGGCGGTCGAACACCTCCTGCGGGGTAGATCCCTGAATGATCACGTCGAACGCGAACTCGGAATGAGTGCGGGCAACACCACCGAAAAACCGGCCATTCTTGCCCACCTTGTCCTCGGTTTCCAGCGTCAAGCCGCCCAGAGACGGCCAAGCGGTCAAGGTTGCATGAACCCCCGCCAGACCGTCACTACGCACCCCGCCATAAACGAAACTCACGGCGTGACAGCACCCCCTAGATCGAACCGACCACGCGCCCGTCCAGCACGATTAGCACGCGTCCACAAGTCCTGACCAATCAGCTTGATGTCCGATTCGTCGCGAACTTCCATGTGATCGACATGGATCGTCACCCCGCCAGCACCTGCCGTGCCCGATGCGTCAGCGTCGGCCACGGCGGGCACTGCGGCGCGCACAGTGAACCCGGCTTCGGCTTCTCGGTCAAAGTCCTTCTGCATGGTGTCCAGCTCGCCAGAAATGGCCTTGCGGCCATCGCTAAGCGAGTCAGCAACCGACTCAGTGAAGGTCTTGCCCACGGACACGCCCGAGTAAGCGACCCAGCCACGACCCGAGAACGGGCCTTCCTTCGCAGGTGAGAACGGGAAGAACGAACGAACCTTCGCCAGCCCATCCTTCACGGCCCCGACTGCCTTACTGAATCCCTGCTTGATGCCATTCACGAATCCCGTAATCAGCGCCTTGCCGGACGCGACCAGCCGTGCACCTAAGCCGCTGAAATAGCCAACCACGGTGCTTGGGATACTGCGGATGAAGTTCAGCGCCGCTTGGAAGGTCGACTGGACCGACCCCATGAAACTCGAAGCCGCGGAAACGATGTTCCCCCAGATAGTTGAGAAGAACCCGCTAATTCCCGACCACACCGAATTCCAAAGACCGCGAATAGCGTTCACTCCAACTTGAATGCCCCGTCGCACGTTAGCGATCGCAGATTGCGCGAACCCTACTATGCGGTTCCAGGTATTCGAGAAAAATGACGCTATAGCGCCCCAGACATTCGACCAGATTGCGCGAGTTGCGGTGACACCGCTCGAAATCGCGTTTCGCACCCAATCTATTGCTGACTTGGCAAAAGACTTGATACCCTCCCAAATTTTCTGGAAGAGCGTAATGTGCCATTGCCATCCATTCGCCCAGATATTCTTGACCAGATTCAGCCCGGCACTGATGAACGCCTTCACAGCTGCGATCCCGACGTTCACGGCAGAGGTGATCGCGGTCCAGACCCCACTGAAGAACGTGACAACCCCGCTCCACAGGCCAGTAAAGAAATCACTGACTCCCGTCCAAACCGTAGTCCAGAGCGCCGAAACGATGGCAAGACCGGTTTGGAAAAACGAGACGATATTTGTCCAGGAATCTTGCAAGAATCCCATGAACCCGGCCCATATTTGTTGGCCTATCTCGGTCTGCGTGAAGAACCACACCAGCCCCATAACCACCGCGGTGATCGCTGTGACTATCAGCCCGAATATGTTCGCCTTCATGACAGCGTTTAGGGCTTTGAAGGCAGGGATTAGCTTCGTGATAACCCCGACCATCGACCCACCGACACTAATCAGCGCACCGATTCCAGTCGCGATCTTACCGACCACGATCAACACCGGCCCAGCGGCGACCGCGAACCCAGCCACCCCCAACACCGTCTTTTGCATGACGGGAGACAACCCAGTGAACCACTCGATCGCGCCCTTTATGGCACCGGAAATCTTCGTGAAGGCGTCGGTAAGCATTCCCCCGAGTTGCTGCGCGAAAGCCTTCGCCTGATCGGATTTCAGAACCTGAAGGAAGTCCTCGGCCTGGCTCTTTAGCTTCGGGAAAACCCCATCCAGAACCTCGGCACCCAAACGGCCAAGGTTCGACTTGATATTCGCGGTCACACCCGCCCAAGTCTTGCCGTATTCCTCAGCCGCGGCGCCAGCGTTCTTGTCGATGACCTTGTTCATGTCTTCGATCGAGATTTTGCCCTCGCGGGCCATTTTCTCGATCTCGTCACCGGCAACCCCGTAATGGTCTGCCAACTGAGAGATGATCGGAATACCGTTCGCTTGCATCTGCGACAAGTCGCCGTAAGTGACCTTGTTCTTCGTCAGAACAGCATTCAGCAAGTTCGCCGCGTGCGAACCTTCCACGCCATAGGCAGCGGACACGTTCGCGGTTCGCTTGATCTGGTCTTCCAGCTTCTCCATCGGCACCGCGCCGGTAGCCAGGATGCCGACCGCCATTGAAGCACCGTCAGCCATCGACAGCGCGGTGTTCGTTACGCCCTTGTCGACCTGCTCCATAACCTTGTCGGCGTCGTACCCAAGCCCCTTGAACTGGCCACGCGCCGTGTCAATGCCGACCAGACGCTTGAAGCCAAGGACGCCAACCAGGCCCGCGGCGGCAGTAGTCGCGCCAACAACAGGCATCGTGATGCCCTTGTTCAGCTTCTTACCCACGCCGGTAATCTGGCCGCCAAGCTTCGTGAACTGTGCCCCAACGCTTTCCAGCTTAAGACTCGACCCGATGCCCTTCGACAGCGAACTGCCGATCTTGGAAGCCGCTGGGGTAACGTCAACGCCGCCCAACTGCGAAGTGATCGACTTCGAAGCGCCACGCAACGTAGGAATGAGCGACACATAAGCGCTTGCGAGTTCGACAGCCACGGTTACCCCCTAAGTGCCTGATTCCGGGCGCGAAAAAAGACCCCGCCGTTTTGGCGGGGTCTCCTTTCACTTCTAACGCCGCGGTAGCGACAACAGGCGTTTCACTTCGTCGATGTTCCGAGAAATAGCACCCTTGAAAGTGCCCTTCTTCTCGGTCTTTTCGTCCACACCCGGACGCGGGATCGGCTTCGGGCGGCGGCGATTATGCTTCGCGTCCTTCGTCTTCGACCAGACAAGCCAGCGCAAAGAGTCCGCGATAATCGCTAGCAGGTACTCCGAGACACCCCACCGCGACTTCTCCGGCTCTCGCTTCCGCCAGTAAGCCGAATCAGTAGGCAGGTGATTGACGATTGCCAGCAAGTCCGACCAGGTGAATCCCTCAGAACCCAAATCCCGCAACCGTAGGCCGCGGTCGATCAGGTCGGCTTCAATAGCCCCGCCCCACTCGTCTAGGAGTTGGTCGAGGCCGAAGATTCCCCCGGGGTGATCCCCTCGGGGGTCTCCTGGTCGGTCTTCGCCTTATCGTCATCAAACTTGGCGATTCCCGCGTTGGTGAGGATTTCCTTGCATTCACCCAGCTCAAGATCGTCGAGCTTGGCCGCGGACAAGCTGGGAATGAGAAGCCCCACGATTTCCCACACCGCGTCCATGTCTTCGTTCTTGAGCCGTTCGAGCGACGGCTTCAGCTTCTTGACCTGCTTGCGCTTCATGCGGTCGATCGAAGGCTTCGGGTATTCATGGCCGTTTACGGTGATGGTTTCTAGAGACATTGCCACGCCTTTCTAAAATGCCGCGCTGTCAGTTTTGAGGTGGACACGACCGGCGCGGCAAACTAGCCGTGCCCACCAGTATTAGTTGCCCCGCATTAGGGTGCTGTTACGGTCCTTCGGGGTCTTCCACTACGGGGCCATCGATGATTTCAGCGATGTACTCGTAAGCGGTGTTGCCCTCTTCGTCCGGGAACGCGCCCAGGGTGACTTCGTAACCGATCGGTTCGCCGTCGACGTATGTCACGTCTCCGATTTCGTTGACCTTGGCGTTAGGCACGACGATGCGCTTGACCTTGCTCCCGGTCATCAGAATCTCGAACACGTAGAGACGGTTCGGAAGCTCCTTGGCGTTGTGCAGCACGGCAATGTCGCCGCTTGCATCGTCAACGGTCACGTTTTCCGGGCCGTAAACTTCCTTCAACACCAGGGCGTTCGTCTCGATGAACGTAAACGCGAAGGTCTCCTCGCGGGAGGTGCGCACGGTGAGTACTGCGTCACCGCCCCAGGCGGTAATCGTTTCGGTGTCGACCTCGATCGAGTTCACCAGGCCGTCTTCCGACACATAGCCCAGCCCCTCAAGGCCGGACGGAAGCTTGGTTCGAGCGTCGGTCGGTGCCGCGGTAGTGGTGTCACCGGCGAAAATTCCACCGGCGGCGGTTGGCTTACCGACCGAAACGTTTTTTGCGTTTGGCTTACCCATTGTGGGTTCCTTTCTTATTGGCGCCGCGCCAATGGAAGTAGGTTTGGTCAGTCGAATTTCGTCACGATTTCGACCGTGATTTGATACCGGTTCGCCCGTGAATCGGGGTCGGGAAAATTGGCGACGGAAAGCACGTCAACGCGACCGATAACGGGCAGCGCGGTCGACGCTCGCAACGATCGAGCGACCACAGCGGCAAAGTCGCCCGCTTCGTGCCGGTGCTTTGCCCACACCTGAATAGCCAGCATTGGAGAACCGGTGAAACGGCTTTCAGGGCCACCGGTGCGCTCGACCGTCACGAAGCGGTCAGGCCGTTTCTTCGGCACCTCCGTCGACGCTTCTAGCTGCAACCCCTGCAGGGTGGTGTCCGCGTTGAACCAATCCACGAGAACGGTCTCGATGTTTCCCATCACCGCCCCCGATCAAGATTTTTCAACAGGGTTTGGTTCTTCGCGTTGTCCTTAGCGCCTTCGTATTTGAAAGTGCGGACGATTGCTCGGGCGCGATTCTTACCGGTGAAAATGCCGGACACGTAACCCGGCGTTTCACCGTTGGAAGCCATGCCCGTGCCGTCGCGGATAGCATCGGCGCGTCGCTTCAAGTCCGCTTGAACCTCTCCCGAGTTCAGCAACGCCCGCGCCCCCGCCGAATTGATTTTGACCTTCTCGACTTTCGCCACAGGCTCACCCCTCAACTCGAAATACGTTGACCGGCCTATTCCATGGGCCGGGCGTGTTCTCATTCGTGTAGGGCTGCGGATCACCTTCGACCGCCAGCGGTTCGCCGCCACGCACGACAACATGCGCGCCACGCAGTGAACCGCTGTAGGTCTTCGGGAAATGCAACGTGAACTCGGCGCGGGTGCCGTCCGGTCGCACCGAATCCACAACGTCGGCACCAGGGCTAGGATCGACCAGCACGTTTTCGACGGTGGTCGACACATCCGCATACTCCGGCACGTTGCCGGGAAGGGTGCCAACTTGCTCTTGGAGGATCACAACAACGTTTTCGCCCTTGATAGGCCACTGCATGAATGCCCCCTATGGCTTCGGCAGGATCGTGAACGCCTTACGGTTGCGAGAACCGCCGCCGCTCAGCATCTGCCGGTGAAGCTTGGACAGGAACAACGTCGCTTCACGCACTCGATACGCCAGGGTTTGCGCGTATGGCCCGGCGCTAAACGTCTGCGATTGCAGGTTGTCGCCCTTCTCGGCTTCCAACACGCGACGGATCGCAGTCGCCACCATGTCGCAAACGATGTAGGTCACAGTGTCCGCTCTCAGCTTGCCCTGCTCTAAGCGGCGATCAACGTCCGGGTACAGCGAACGGACGATTACGCTCGCTTCGAACAGCTTGTGCTCCGCCGAATCGTGAAGGTCATCGGGCAAGCCCGGCCAGTGCTCTAGAAGGTCTTCAAGGGTCGCGAACGGTTTCACCGGCTACCCGTTCTTCTTCGGGCGCCCGGGGCCACGCTTGCTGGCTGCCTTCGCCGGTGCGGGCTTCGTGAAGTCCGGTTCGGTGGATTCCTCGTCATCAGCGTTTTCGTCGCTCTGCGCGCTGTCCTGCCCGCCCTGGTCGCCCACCTGGTCAGCGTCGCCGGTCTGATCCGACTTTTCGCCCGGTTCCGTCTCCGCGGCATCCGCCGAATCCGGATCTGCGAAAAGCTCGGCTTCGAGTCCGGTCGCGACAAGGTTCGTCACCTTACCCAGCGCCCAATCCGGCACCACGTCGCCCGGGGCAAACTCGATCGTTTCGCTACCGTCCGAAACATGGGTGTACTTCGTAAAAGTCGGCATGTTTGAAGTCCTTTCAGGAATGGCAAGGGCGCGCACCGCCTTAGCGATGCGCGCCCTTGTCTGTTCGTCTACTAGGCGGCAGGTTCCCCGGGGTCGCCCTTCGGGCCTTGCGGGCCTTCCGGCCCCCGTGGCCCCGCTGGCCCCTGCGGGCCGACATCGCCCTTTTCGCCCTTGTCGCCCTTTGGCCCAGCTGGCCCGCGATTGGCTTCCACAACCCACGGCGGAACCAGGTCGTCAGGGTCACCGTCAGCCAGTAGCGGCCCAGATACCCAGAACCCCTCGGGCAGTTCGTCGCCCGCCTTGAGCCAAACGACTTCACGCCGCTTGTTGAAAGCCGCCACCGATCCAACTAGGTCAGAACGAATAGCCGCCATGCCTAGAACACCGTCGCAACGAGAGTCAGGTTGGCATTGGACAGAACCGGAAGGCCGATCGCGTCCGAATCCACCCAAGCGTTGTGCGGCACCGACTCGTTCTTGTGAGCGGATACCACGATGCCCGGCTGCTCCACCGGCTCGATGCTGTAGCTTTCGTCCATCGAGGTCAGCGTGCGACCCCAGAACGAAGCACCCAGCGCGGTCGGCTCGTCCGCGGTGATCTCCCCCGGCTCCGGCAGCAGCACCAGCTGATCATTCGGGATGATCAGCCCGGCACTGGTCTTCCGGTCGTAAACTTCGATCGGCGGCAGGTTGGCGCCAGCGATGACATCGTTCACGTTCTCAGCGGTAGCGCGACGGCTCGCACCATTGGCCAGAACGGTCGCGAACTCGTCACCCGCGGCCAGCGCACGGAAAACACGCTTGCCCATGAGGATCGCGCCCGGTTCGACACCGTTGGTCTCCACGTACTTGTCCACCCAGGCTTCCAGGTCATTCAGGCGCGAAATCTCGGGGCTAGTCCACCCCGTTGCGGCGGTAACCTCGTGCGACGGATCGCGCCCGAAGTCATCCTCCGAGTTGAACCGGCGCCCGGTGATCGTGGTCTTGCCGGTCAGCAGCGCGATGCCGCGCTGGCGCTCCATGCGGGCCACGATTGCGTTCGCTACGGCGCGGCCCGTCTTCACGATCAGCTTTCGCAGCTCGGCATCTCCCGCGTTGCGGTTGCGCAACTGCGCGTACTCAGTCATGAAGCGCTTCTGGCCCAGGGCGGGAAGCTTGAGCATGAAGCTGTCGCCCTCGTCACCGCCCGCTGTCTCCGGCTCGGCATCCCAAGCACGGTACTGGGCTTCCTCCACCAGGCCGTTAGCGGTCTGCACCACTTCGACCACAATGTCGGAAACTTCCACGTTCGGCAGGAACCGGGCCAGCGACCCCTTGCGCGATTCTGCTTCGTCCGCGGCTTCGCGGGCTTCCGCAGTCAGTTCTACGGGGTCGATAAGGTCATCCCAAAGTGCCATGTCTTAGCCCGTCCTTTCTATTCGAAGATGAAGCCCGGCGCGAAGGCCGGGGCGGTGAAATCACCGGGCACGTGCTCGGTCACGATGGAACCGTGACGCAGGATCGCACCCGGCAGGGCGGTACCGTTGACCACCGGAATATCGGTCAGTACGAACCCCAGATTCAGGGCGGGGTCAGTGACCTCGGCGGGCGCGGTGTACGGCTTCACCGCGGCCAGGTCGGAAGCATCGACCGGCGTACCCGACGGAATGAACCCGTCCGGGTAGTGGGTTTCTTCGGTGAACGAATCAACGTTCAAAGTGCCGGTCGGCGCGTTGCCGGTGCCGTGTGCGGAACCCAGCCACTTGTGGTTACCGGTTCCGTAATGCTTGCGTTCGAGTCCGGGCATGATGACGCCCCTTTCTACTTGTTCTTGCGTGCTTTGATTTCGCGGCGGCGTTCCGCGATGGAACCGCCCTTGAGGTCTTCTCCGCTCCCGGTGCCCGACTGGGGAACTGGGGCGCTACGTCCTGCTGCTCGGGCAAGTCGAGCCGCCAACGACTCGCGCTTGCTGGCATCGGGAATTTCGCGCAACAGTTCGAGGTCGGACTTCTCAGAAATGCCGTGCTGCAGGGCCAGGTTCAAGACAGAAATCTCGGTTTCACGGGCCGCGATCGTTGCATCACGCTCCGAAATTGTGGCTTCGTGGGTCGCGACAGTGGTCGACAGGGTTTCGGCCTGAGCGGTCAGCGTCGCCACTTCCGCCTGAAACTTCTTCCGGTCTTCGCGCTCCTGGAATAGATCAGCCATCACGGCGTCTTTCGATTCCTTCGACTTGAAATCGTCTTCACCTGGCTTGCCCTCGACGGGCTTTTCGCCTTCCGGTTGCTTGCCCTTGTCTTCGCCCGGCTTGGTGCCCTCGGGCGTTTTGCCCGGGTCAGTTCCGCCGGCCCCGGCTCCGTCGTTGCCTTCGAGGAAACGCGCCCCCTGCATACCCATCACGGACATGTAGTAAGGCAGCTGCTCGAACGATGGAACGTGACATTTAGACATGAGATAACCTCCAAATAGTGCCGCGTCACACGGCAGAAACAACCCCAATCACAGGGGAAGAAAACTTGATAACTAGCGGCCTATGCCTTGCTCGCGAAGGGTGTGCGTCACTTCCCGAACGTCGCGGCCTGATTCTTCGGCTGCTTCCTTGTAGAGCTTCAAAAGACCTTCGGGGTCGTAGCCGTACACGACGCGGGCGCGGGTTTCATCCCAAACGGGCATACCCTTGCAACGGCAGTAGCCGTGATAGCGCTCCCCGCCCTTCGTGCCGGTCACCGTGGATTTCGTGTACACGAAGCCACGGGAAGCCAGCGTGAGACAGAACGCGCACGCGCCTGGTTCAGGAACCCGGGCATAGCGGGCTTTCGAGCGTGCCGAGTTCATCGCCACGGTGTCGTGTCCGGGCTGTAGAACGTACTCATTCACGATCAGCGACAGGAAGTTCGCAAACTCCGAAGTCTGCCCAGCAAATAAGTGCCCCGATTCGCGGGTGGCAAACCCTAAGCGCCCGTTGATGACACCCTCGGGAACCTTCGGCGCCAGCGTTGCCCGCGGACCGGATGCACCCTCCACTGCGCGAAACTGCTCGAACCACTCTGCGGCCACCACCGCGGCCACATCGCCCCAACGTTCCACAAGGGGCGGTATCGCTTCGAACAGGGCTGAACGGGCAACGGCGGGGTTAGCAAGGTCGATCCTTCCCAACACCCGCCGAAGCTCCCCATCGACCCTGGCCGAAATGGCGTCGTTCGCAGTTGTGAACTTCTCCAACACCGCAGCAGACATTCACGCCCCCTACTCGGCTACCGTCGCGCCCTCAGGATCGGCACTAACAGCCGCGTTTGTCGTGGTGGCAGGATTATCGGCGGAATCTCCTAAAACGCGGTCTAGAAGCGTTCCAGCGCTGTGCCGTCGCGCATATTCAAGATTGCGTTGAATCTGCTCGTCAGTAAGCCCGTACATCTCCATAGCCACTTCGGGATCACCGTCGGGAAACGCGGTCTTGTACTTGAGCGCCGCATCAGAACGCGCCTGAATCGTCGGTGTGCCCGGATCAGTGAAGCGTGCGGTCAAACCCCGCAGATCCTTCGCCATGCCGCCCGTCCACTTGTCATGGAAAACAGCCAGCGCCTTGCGCGCCAGGTTCACAGCCGCCAAGCTGTAACTGACCTTGATCTGATGCTCGATAAGCGAAACCATCGACGCTTCTTCCGCACGGATCGCGCCCTCGTTCTGGGGCTGGTTGTGCTGAACACCCAAATAGCTGATCGGCATCGAAAGCTCAGACGCAACACGCAACACAACCCCGTTGAACATCTCCGAATGCGGTTGCATCGAAGCCTGTTGCAACTGCTTCAACTCAGGCCGAACCAGCTTGTCTTCGTCCTCGTCATAGGTATCCGGCAAGGCCCAGATCGCACCCATGATCAGCTTCCACGGGTCAATAGGATTCCCGTCCTTGTCCGTGAAATGCTGTTCGTCGGCACCCAGCAGGGCGCGTTGAGGGGAACTGAAAAACTCGGCCATGACCTCTTGACGAAGCAAAGTACGAACGCCCTGCTCCATCGCGCCAATCAACGGACGGGTGATCCGAGAACGCCCAAACGGTCGATCCAAATCCCAATCCCAAACGAACGGCTCGCACAGCACAAGATTGTGGTTCTGCGGCATCTCCCGCGTAACCAACCACTTACCCGTGCCCTGGCTCATGGTGACTTCCAGAACCATCCCCGGCACATACATCAGCGACTGGTGACGATCCACCAATTCAAGCGCCGCAGTCACCGAACCCGTGCGCGGATTCTGAATGCAAGTCGCTTCCAAAGCGGACTTAGCCGAAAACACCACCCGCGGGTCGCCCTTGTCGACTTCGCCCGGCGTCACGAACATAAAAGCCGGGCCGTGCTTCATACTCGATCGAGTAGCGCCAGATTCAAGCCGCCTAGCGTGAGGATTATCGAAAATCTCGGCCAAATCTTCGCCAAGCGAAGACTCCCCGCGGATACGAAAGCCATCACGATGAATGCGCGCCGCAGGAACCGAAATCGCAGTAGCCGCCCACCCCAACGGGATCTGGAAATCCACCATGTGCGGCGGAACCGAGAACCCAATTTTGCCCAATCGGCTCTTAGCATCATGCAGGTTACGGCGCATCACATTGCGTCGCCGGTGGCGTGTAATCGAAAGACGCATATCCAAAAACGTCTTGTACTCCTGCGCAGTCAAATCGCGGGGGTAACTCATATCAACACCACCTCCAAACCGTTACATTGCTATCGCGTGCCGCTTCTTCCGTGCATCGCCAGATGACGCAGACCGTCGCTTTCGAGCGAACTTGGTAGAACCGAACAGAGCGCACGTCGCGGCCATCGTCGGCATAAGATCAACTTCCAGATCTGAGCGAGTCCACTTGAACGACCCGGGCCGGTTTTTCAGTGGCTCCTTCACCGTCGACTTCAACGACTCGTAAAGGTGATCCTGCTCGATAAACCACGTCACCGACTTCTCTTTGTGGAAAGCATGATGAAGCTGAGCGCACGCCTGAACGAACTCATTCGAATCCAGGACTCGAACCATCAAGCCCCGCTTCTTCAACGGCGCTTCCAGCAAGTCACGGGCCGGGCTAAACGCATCCAAAACCACCGGGATACGACGCTTGCACCGCTCCCAGAACCACTCAACAACCGCGGAAGTGCCCTCCGCTGCGAAATCAGCGTTCACCGCTAACTCGAGGTGCGTCTTAGACTCACCAGGTACTGCGGCACAGATCGAAATCTTCGTTTTCTCCGGGTTCATGTCCAGGCCAAAAGCCGAAACCGATGCCGCCGCGTCGATCGCATGCAACTGCACCGCGCTGCGCTTGAGTACCTTCTCAGGAAAAGCCATCTCGAGCTTCTCAGCGGGCGAAGGGAACATGTTCAAACGCTCGCGGGCGAACGACCGGGCCGACATGCGCTCGCACTCGCCCTCGATCGTCGATTCGGAAATGCGCTTGCCCCCCGCCGGATTACCAGCCGCCCAGTTACGCCGATCGCGCACGAACGCTTGCAACTCGATTTCCGTCATCTTGTCCAACTCGCCCTGCGGCGAATGCTCCACCCAGGCCGAACGCTTAGACCGGCCCGTAACAGCCGCCGAACGAACACGAATGAACGGCGCGCCACGCTCCCCCACCACCTTCGGCGGAGTGCCCATGTAAACGATCACGGGATCACCAGACGGTGAAGCCGAAACCGTGGCTTCCAGCGCTTCCTGCTCGTCTTCCTCGTACTCCTGAGCTTCATCAACAATCAAGAAATCGAAGCTAGAGCCACGACCAGCGCCACCAGTACGGGCGCCGACCTCGATCAAGCCACCGTTCGAAAGCTCGATAGCTTCCTGACCGTTCGTCTTCCGAATCTCAACGACCATCGCATTGAGTTCGGGATATGGGGCGTTCGGGTCATTCACCTTCTTGCCGAAAAACGACATGAGCCGCTTGAACGCCTTACGCGCCGAAGTCAGCAAGTGCGAAGTATGCAAAATCTTGTAGCCAAGAATGACCATCAGATAAAGCTCGACCGCTTCCAGCGCGCCATTTTTTCCATTCTGGCGGGCCACCGAAAGCCCCCACGTAGAAGCACACCACATGCGCTCCGGAGTCATACGGAACCATGCACGAACAACGTTCGCTTGCCATTCATCCAGAACCAGCCCATAAGCCGCCGCCAAGTCAATACACGCTTCTGCGTGCCCCGTAGAAGCATCAGCGCACTTCGGAACGATCCGATAACGCGGGTTCTGATCGCCAACGAACGACACAACCCACCGCCTACCCCAGCTGCTTAGCCCGCGCCCGAATCTTGTCCAAATCCGTAACGTTGGCCGGAACCGGCGCAGGTGCGCCACCCTTCTCAGCCCGGGCCGTCAAACCAAACCTTTGAATCTTGTCAATGACCGTCGCGAACGCCGTCTGCTGCTGTCGAGCTTCCGTCAACACCGACTGGAACTTCACTTCAACGCTGAACGGCTCCCCCTCGTCCTCCGGGAAATCAAGGCGGAACTGCATCAAATCCAAGACACCCTTACCCTGAATGATGTTGTCCAACTCGTCGAGACGATCAGACAAACGTGCCGCTTCCAAAACCAACGCATCCCGGGCCACTTCGCCCGTGCTCAACGCTTCCCAGATCCCCTGACCGCGCTCACCTAAACCTGCCGGAACGGCCATTTTCGAACCTCCATTCGGTTAGTTTGATCGAAAAGTAAATAACCCCTAGTCAGACACAGAGTGAGGCTCGGGGGGAGATTTTTCGCTAGGCCGGAAGGGGCGAACCTGCTGTGGGTTGGAACCCCTCTCCCCCTCCCCTGTGTGTGGGGTATGTTGGTTTGGGGTTTCCGGTTTCCGGTTTTGGGGTTTACCAGTTTCGGGATGTCCGGAGTGGTTGTTTCGCGAGTACGGTTTTCCGTTTTGGTGCTGTGCGTTTGCCTTTGGATTGGTTGCATCGTGCGCAACAGACGTGGAGGTTGTGTTGCTCGATGCTTCCGCCGTGCGCGTCGGCTAGTTTGTGGTCGACTTGTGCGCCGTTGGGTTTGCGGCGGTTCTTGTAGTCGAGGGTGGTGCCGCAGTACGGGCACTGGTGGATACCGTTTGCCTGGGCGATGTGGAGGGCTAGGCGGACGGCTTTGAGCCATTCGGTTGTGCCGGTTCGTGACGTTGCCATTGGTGCGCCGCCCAACTGGTACAACTAGAGCCCACCAAGAATGATGGGCTCTAGAATTATTTCAATTTACTAGTCCACCGGGAATTGTTTTCCCCGGTAGGTGGCATAGGCGGCCAATGTCGATTGCGCCTTTTTGAGCTTCCGGCTCGTATAAGTTGGTGATTGGGTGATGGGCCGAAGATCGGCAATTGCATGTCCCGGCACGTCAGCAGGTCCCAGGCATGCAGAGTCGTCTATGACCCTTCCTCCAACTTCATATACTTCGGATACGGATATGGCAAAAGTTCCATGCGAAGACTTATCGCGAGAGAGCCAGTCCTCATGAGCAGATTGCGCTGTAACCCGCGATTCTCGCGAAACAGATACCTCGTCTCGTGAAGTAGGAACCCCTTGCATCGCGACACTCTGGACTATCTCCGCAAAGGCAGAACCGTCAACGATACGCTCATGTTGCACGTGTTTCGGATGGACCTGACGCCACAGCAGCTCGTCTGAGTCCGTCACGAAGAATTCATTTGCGCGAAGCTGGTTTTCGTCTAGCAGCAATTCACTTTCCTCTTCGCCGCTCTTTTCAGTAACTGGTTCAGCCATTGATCAACTTCACCACTTCCTGAGTAACCTCAAGGATAGAGGTTGAACTGAAAGGCTCTAACTGAACACCCAGCACCTGCTCCACTTCAAACGGCTCGTCTGGCTCAACATAAACAGTGGTTCGCGTGAGTTCTTTCTGCCAAACGAGGCTTAACCCACCCTCGTAAGACGGGAAGATCGCGGGCATAGGAGCATCTGCTCCTAAGAGACTTTCAAGCAACTCGTTAGTGCGCTCGAAAGAGTCTGACGTTACTAATGCGACCGAAGGATTTTCGGGTGACTGCATCGCGGCGATTTCTTCGAATCGGGTCTGCCAACGGTTTGGCATGACTTGCATAACCTCGACCCCCGTAACTTCTTGGATGCGTGTGACCCGGCCCCTATAGTCGAGCTCTACAGTCCCTGTAAGTCGAGAATACGGGTGTTTCTGGCTGCTGCCAAGGGCTGCGTGTAGATCGTCCCAGATAGCATCGTCAGTGAACTTCCCGTCAATTTTCCTGCCTGAAAGAGTCGTTAAGACAAGTCGACCGGGAATGCGGTAGAGCGCATTAAGGTGCCCGGTCAGCGTCATTTCAGTCGTAGTTACTTTGTCGAAATTCTTCCAGAATTGTTCGCGTGTCCCAGCGGTAAAATTCTTTGTCGACCACGATCCATCCGGCTGATGAACTAGGAACTCAGCTCCTTCATCAGGAGCAAACGATTTGCCGATCGATCTCAATCGATTCACCAAGTCATCAGGGAATTCGTCCAAAAGGAAATTCTCGTCAACGATTCCTTGAAAGGTTCGCTCGATTAAGTCTCGGCTCATTTCGAAGGGATCGCCAAAAAGTGTATCAGCGGCGCCATCACGCTCAATCAGTGGTATGGAGCTGCCTTCAGCGAAGCCGGAGACTCGGAATACAGGAGGTTCGGGCATGCTCCCGTCTCGAATTCGCTTCTTGTTATGCAGTTTTCTCCACATGACTGGAGCAAGAAGCAATATTAGATCATTCAATTTAGTCAGCTCGTTCAAGGATTCAAGGGGCGGGGCTGCTTGCCCTTCGAATCGTCCACCTCTGAAACGCATGTGAACAAAGCTCTTTTTCATCAGTTCTAGCGGATCCTCGTTCGGACCGCCAGAAGGGTTCAGTGTCATACCGGCAGTATATCCATGCCTCAGTAGCCACCTAGAATCTACTGAGTCCAGTCCGAAACATTGCCGAATCTCGTGGGTTGCGGCTTTGCGCGGGGCTGGCGCCGTTGCCGAGATTCGAACTCGGAACCTTCCGCTTACAAGGCGGCTGCTCTGCCAGTTGAGCTACAAGGGCTTGCCCGCCTTTTGCCATGTTGGGGTGATGACTGGGGCGGGTGCCGGTTTTATTTGCCTGTGTTTTCCGGCTGCGCACAGGTGCCTTAACGACGAAAGCGACCCGTGAGCGTGTGGGCTTACGGGTCGCTTTCGGGCAAAAAAATAACCACCGCGGTGGGTGGCTGGTTGGGGGATACAGTTTTCCCCTAGAAATGAATCTAACAGATGTTGCGGGTTATTCGCGAATCTGTTGGTGGGTGGCGAGTAGGTCGACGACGAAATATAGCCGACGTTCTTTGTCGCCGGTTCCGATGTGTTCGAGTACGTACCGGAGTTTGCGGCGGTTCACCCAGTTCTTGAAGGTGATTAGCGAGACTTTCACGCCGGTTTGTTCTTGGAGTGTTTGGCGTACCTCCTTTGGTGGTAGTGGTGTTTCACGGAAGTAGTTGCGGCGGTCTTCCCGTAGCTGGTTGAGGTCGTAGAGGGTGCCGCATCCGGGGCATTCAGTGGTGGCGGCATCGGGGGCGGCGCGTAGTTCTTCGTGGCATTCGGCGTGTTCCCCGTCTTCGGTTTGCCATTTGGCTGAGCAGTACCCGAAGACGTGTTGCTCCATCGGGTTGTCGATGACGCGTTCTGCCTTCTCGACCAGTTTCATGAGCATTGGCAGGAACTTGCCCGCGTACTGGTCGGTTGCGAGTTCCTTGGCTGTGCGTGGAACCCATTCGCCGCTGGGTTTTTGAGTTGCCCAGAGTTTCAGGGCGCTGCGTGCTTCGAGTGCTCCTACGCGTAGGGGCATTCCTGGGGCGGTGGTCATTCCGTCGCCGCCTTCCCGGTTTCGGGGTGCGGTTTCGTCGAGCTTTGCCATAGTGACGAACAGTTCGGCGAGTAGTTCTGGCACCTTGTCGAGCCACGCTTGCAGGTCGCTCACGCAGGTTTGGCAGATGATTTGCTCAGCCTGGTTTTCGCAATCATCGGTCGTGCAAAGGGTCATTGTTTGGTTCCTCCTGTGCTTCCGTTTTCGTCGATACCGAGCATGAAGCGCTGAGGAACGCTCATTCTCTCCTGAGTTATTTCCTGACTGAGTTTGAGTTGCAGGATGTTGCATTCGGTGTCGGGTTCGCCGCAGACAGTTAGGCCAACTGAGTCGATGAGTTTGTGGATACCTCGGATCGTTCGCATACAAAGAGCGCAGGTGTTCATTTGGCTGGCCCTGCCAACGCGTAGTCACGTTGCATGTTTTCGGCGAGGGCTTCAGCGACTGGCCGAAGCGCGTCGACATACGCTTGAACGACTGGCCGAAACGCGTCGAAGAATTGCTGCAGACCTCGGCGCATCCTTTCGGCGGCTTGTTGCAGCTGCTGGCGTTGCCGCCGGTGTGGGTCGAGTTGTTGGCGGTGCTGTTCGACCTGCTGGGCGGCTTTGCGCATGTAGAGCTGCGCTAGGTTCGGTTGACCGGTGTTGATTGCATGGATCGCTTTGGTAATGAGCTGGTCAGTTGTCATTGGCGCGTTTCCTTTCGATGGCCCGGTAGAAGGCGGCGTGGGTGGCTGGTTGCCCGTCGATGCTGAATGAGGGGCTGTCGTGCGTGTGGCACAGGTGCAGGGTGGTTTCTCCGTCGATTGCTTCGATGCTGGTGGCCCCGTTGCGGGTTCCGTGGAGGAATGACCAGCCCCAGTTGTGCAGGTGGCACATGGCGTTGAGGATGACGTGGGGAACTTGGCTCACTGTTTGTCCTTTGGTTTGCGGAGTCTGGTGAGGATGATCGCGGCGGTGGTGATTTGCAGGATGGTGGCCGCGAAAACTGTCAGCGTGAACGCGTCGAGCAGGGTCATGACCGTGTTCATGAGGTCGAGCAGGATCATTTTTTGCCTTGCTGTTCGGTGGCTGTCGTTTCAAGGATTTGCGCAATGGCGCGCAAGGCATCCGTGCCAAGGAGGAAGGCGGCAAACGGTGCGGGCTGGAATCCGTACTGCCCTTCGAAGCTGGCGATGCGCCCCGCCGCGACTCGTCGCATGTCTTCGGGTGCGTTCGGGTTCGTGAAGATCACTTCACGTTCCGCCCTGTCTGTGCGGCTAACGGTGATGGTGGTGCCGCCGGGGATTGTGATTTCGATTTCGCTCATGATTTCTCCATTCGGGTGTGACGATGCCCGCCAGGCGGGGTGCCTGGCGGGCATCGTTGAGGGCACTGATTTAGCGGGCTTTGTTGCGGGGCACAACGCGCCTTGGGCCAACGCTGGCCGCGTAGGGCGTGCTGGGTGTTTCATCCCATCGAGCCGTGATTCTGGTGCTCCTGTATGCGGCTTCGCGGGGGTCTCGATGGTCGCCGCGGGTCACGGTGATTTCGAGTTCAGCGGCGGCGGGAATTTCGGCCAGGAACTCTTGCATGTCTCGGGCTGTGAGCTTGGCGGAAGTTTCGATACTGGCGGCCTTGGTTATTTTTCGCATTGGTGGGCTTTTCCTTTCGGTTGATGGTTGGGGCAATGGCGAACTGGTTGAGCGTTTGCCGGTATGTTTCATCGCCTATGCGGTAGAGGGTTCCGGCTCCCCACCCGGTCACCGGTAGGCCCGTAGAGGTCGCCGGTTGGTGGTTGGGATTCTTCCGAGTTGCCGAAGAACGTCTTTCGATTCTTCGAGGGAAATTTGGGCAGCTGCGGCGAATTTCGTGGCGAGTTCTCGAAGTTCGTCTTCGGTCGGTTGCCGTCCGCTATGGGAGACCACAACGGCGGCTTTGACCGGTGGGATGACGGTGTTTGCCGAATGCTCTCGCAAGCGCCAGCCACTGACTGTGCGCACGAGTTCGATGTAGTTGAAGCCGTAGAAAAGGTTGAGCAGTTCGACGTTCCCCGAGAGCACTTTGAATTCGACCGTGTGCCGCATTTGCGTATTCTGGTGAGTCCGTCCGTCGCGGTCGACCGTGTAGTGAGCGACCGGCGCCTGTTCAAGTTGCATCCCATCAGCACTGTTCGCTTCCAGCGTTTGCCAGTTACCACTGTCTAAAGGCTCGTCCATTGCGGCGAGGTAGACGGTCATCGGCGGGTTTCCTTTCCGTATGCGACGAATGAGCGTAGGAGAGCGAAGGCCAACGCTGGGCGGTCAGTGCGTGCGGTGAACTCGTCGCCGCGCATGATCACCCAGGTTTCGCCTAGCCGGAAGCAACGAAATTTGTTGTCCTCGGCGGTCAACGCGTCGAATAGGAGACGGCTCATTTGATCGCCCCGAATGGAACGCGCACGTGAAAAACGCGCCGTCGTGTTTCGAGTACTGCGCAGGCGTCATCCGCAATATGGAAGCGGGCAATCTTTCCGCCGTAGCGCAGGTGGCGCGTCTTGATTTCATGAACAATCAGCTTCGACCCGGTGAAGATCAGCGGTTCGAAGCTGGGCACAAGATTGGGGTCTACTCCGTTTGCGCGTAGCCATTTGACCAACCGACACATCCTCTGGGAGTCCTTCGTTGCTCGAATGATTCCTGGCTTCATGGTGTGGCTCCTTCCAGTTTTGGGCATGAAAAAAGCCCCGGTGGCGGGGCATGGTTTTAGGCAAGAAAAAACCGCCCGAAGGCGGTTGGGCAGATGAAACTCTTCAGGACTCTTGGAGCTTCTGGAAAAATTCGTCGAACTCTTCCCAAGAACCGGACAATCGTCGGCGCTTGAGAATTAGTGAGAGTTGGGCGAACAAGGCACGGACTTTCCGATCACGCTGGTATTCCATGACAAGTGTTCTAAGGAACGCATGGATGTGGTGAATCCGGTCGTACTGCGCACTTTCGAGATCGTGCATCGTCATAGGTTTGAAGTCCTCCAACGTACGCAGAAACTCTTCTTGAAGCGCGAGAAGGGTTCGAGGGTTTCCGACGAACATTTGGTACCGACCGGCTGCATTAAGTGCGCGGAATGTCGCGGCATAGATCCCTTCTTCCCGCCCTTCCTCTCCCACCTTTCGCAAGCTTGAGAACAACAACTCGTCTAAGGCACTGATAAACTCTGCTGTCATGTCTAGTTCGCGGGAATTTTTTCGTTCTGCTAGATCCGCACGGATTGCGTCCCTGGCGACATCCAACTGATCCTGGGTCGCCCTGTAATTTTGCTTCATGGAATCCTCTGAATACTTCCGAGCGTGACGCATAGAGCAGTACGAAACCAGCAATGCAGCTACCGCAACGAGAAGAATTCCCCAGTTCGCGATGGTGCTCGCGAGTTCCCATTCGGTCGGGCTAGCGTTTGCCCCGGTCGTGCAGTTACCGTTTGCCGTGGCGAAATCCGCAACAGCTTGAGCGGTGCATTCAATAGCTTTAGCAATAATCATCCCTCGATTCTATGTGTGCACTCTTAGTGATTCGACCCTGATTAGTGCGCCGGGCTTTTCGGTTGCCCAGCGTTTCCGTGCGTGGGTGTCCACGAATTGGGCGTCATCACGGATTAGCCCCGACTGGGTTAGCGCATCACCGATCGCACGCAGGAGTTTGTCCGTGTCCGGGGTGCCTAACGGGTAGTCGGGATACTTCGTCTTGGCGGGCTTCGGAAGGTAGAAATCCACGGTCAACACCAGCGGGCCTTCCAGCGGCTCCGATTGTCTACGTCTGCGGGCAAACCATGTCACGGTGTCGCGCCAGGGCTTGAGTGCTTTGGAAGACTCGTAGAGGTTCACCTTGCCCGTGTATCTGCCGTTTTTCTTCTGGGCCGCGGCGTTCTTTGAACCCTGGGGTGCCGGGTTGCCCTTCACGAAAAACTCGATCATGCCAGCGCCCCGAAATCGAAGTTCTCCTGAGAGAGGCGTTTGGCGATAATCTCGCAGTTCCTCTCGTCCAGCTCAACACCGATTGACTTTCGCCCAATGGCGGAAGCGGCGATAAGCGTTGATCCAGACCCTGCGAAGGGGTCAAGTATCGTTTCCCCGAGCAGCACGCAACGCGCCAGCCATTGCATAAGGGCAATGGGCTTCTGGGTTTGGTGCACCCTCTCACGGGGCGTGTTCTCCTGCCAGAATCCCCCAAGTGTTTCGCTTTGCTGGTCGAGTTCTCGCGTCCGTGGCCCGTTAGTTCCCCATACGAAGTATTCGCAGTTATTCGCGAAGCGCCCCTGCGTGTTGCGACCGTTGGGCTTATGCCAGGGAACTACGCCACGCCATACCGCCCCGCCTATCTGTAGCGCATCGGTCATCGTTGGCAGTTGCCGCCAATCGGTGAAGCTTCCAATGATGGCGCCCTCAGTAACTACTTTGAGGGCTGAACTGATCCATAGGTTTGACCAGAGCAGGAAGGCGCGCTGGTCGCGATTGTCTCCGCTGAATGAGTTCAGTTGCTTCCCGCTCATGCTGTCGGTCTGAACGTACTTGCTCTGGGTGGATGCCATGCGGTCGCCGCGAACCATGCCGCCAGAGCTGTAGGGCGGGTCGGTGAGTACCGCTTGCGCGGCCCCAGCTTCCAGTTGCGGCAGAATTGCCAACGCGTCGCCGTGGTAGAGCGTCACGCGTTCGTCTTGATAGTAGGGCTTCATTTATCGTCCTTTCGGGTATGAGAAAAGCCGCCGGGTGTTCCGACGGCTTTCCAGTTGGGTGGCGGTGGGGTTGCTGGCCCCGATAGGCGTTTGCCAAGCTTCTCGGGTGGTCGGTGCCCTAGCTTTATGTCTGCGTGGCAGCTGCGGCACGTGGTGGCGTCTTGCCCGGCGTGGTCTTCGCACTGAGGGGCTGTTGCTCGCTGGTGCTTGGAACTGGTAGGGGCTGTTGCATCCCAGTGTTTGCCGGTGGAGGGGTACATGTTCGGGGTTCGTTTCGCGTATCCGCCGCCGGGGTCGGTCATGGTGGCGTAGTAGGCGGCGGCGCGTAGGGCGTGCTCGAAGTCGTGGGCTGGTAGCCCGTCGGCCTGATTGGCGTCCGAAAGAATCTTGTCGACCGGGTTCTTCGTCCAGTCGGGGCGCATGAGCTTGATGATTTGGACTAACCGTTGTCCTTGTGATCGGGTCAGGATCATTTGGGTTTTCTCCTCTCTTGAAAAAATGGCGGCGTTCGTCGTGTTCCTTCGCGTCTAAGTACTGAACGATCGCCGCTTTTCTTGCCCAGAGTCTTAAAAAGATGACCACTGACTTACTAAGCTTTTCGACGCTCCGTAAGTATTAAGTGGTGTTGGTGTTGGTGTTGGTGTTGGTGCCATAATTTGCTAGCCCGTTACTAATAGTGGTGCTATAGCAGTTGCTACAAGCTAGCTAAGGGTTAGGCATCTCGTCGGGGTGCTCACACCAATAGCAACCTGGCTTAACGACTCCCTTTTTGACGTGGTGCCGGGTGTGCCCGCCGTAAGCTCCAACCACTGTTTTCTTGGCCTTGTGCTCTAGAATCTGGGCCTTGGACTTCTGGTGATTCAGGTAGTCGTGCATTTCGTAGTCATCGTCTTTCGGGTGAACCCAACCGACTGTCAAGCCCCGGGTTTGGTAGAGGCTCCTTTTCTTGTTTTTCCTACGCTGCTTCCGCAGCCGTGCCAGGCCGTGCGATCCACTGTTGATGGACGTCGGCCGGCGACCTGTACCCGAGTG